TGGGAAGTTGTGAGCATTACGCTCGTGCATTACTTCCATACCAAGGTTTGCTCTGTTAAGAACGTCACCCCAAGTAGGAACTACCTTACCGTTTGCATCAACAACCGACTGGTTGAAGTTGAATCCATTTAAGTTGAATGCCATGGTACAGATGCCCATAGATGTCAACCAAACACAAACCACAGGGAATGTAGCAAGGAAGAAGTGAAGTGAACGACTATTGTTGAATGATGCATACTGGAAGATAAGTCTACCAAAGTATCCATGTGCAGCAACAATGTTATAGGTCTCTTCTTCTTGTCCGAACTTGTAACCATAGTTCTGAGAATCTAACCCAGTTGTTTCTCTGATTAGAGAAGAGGTAACAAGTGAACCATGCATAGCAGAGAATAATGCTCCACCGAACATACCTGCAACACCAGCCATATGGAATGGATGCATTAGGATGTTATGTTCTGCTTGGAATACGAACATGAAATTGAACGTTCCAGATATACCTAGTGGCATTCCGTCAGAGAATGAACCCTGTCCGAAAGGATACACAAGGAATACTGCGAAAGCAGCAGATACAGGTGCAGAATATGCTACACAGATCCAAGGTCTCATACCTAAACGGTATGATAGTTCCCACTGTCTACCCATGTAGGCAGAGATTCCAATAAGGAAGTGGAAAATAACTAACTGGTAAGGACCACCGTTGTACAACCACTCATCAAGAGTAGCAGCTTCCCATATAGGGTAGAAGTGTAATCCAATTGCGTTGGAAGATGGAACGACAGCACCAGAGATGATGTTGTTACCATACATGAATGAACCAGCAACTGGTTCACGGATTCCGTCGATATCGACAGGAGGTGCAGCAATAAATGCTACGATAAAGCAAGTGGTAGCAGCTAATAAGCAAGGAATCATTAGGACTCCGAACCAACCAACATAGATTCTGTTGTTTGTGCTAGTAACCCACTCACAGAACTGAGGCCATCCTTGTAGGAGACCTTGTTCCCTTTTTTGAAGAGTTGTCATGAGGACAATTTAAATAGGTAGGGCTTCAAAGGGTAGAAGCGATACGAATATTTCCACTAATCCCTTCACTAGTGGATATGAGAGACTTATCCCCTTGGTCTCGGTTTGGGGTACTAGTGGGTTAGCAAATGCTCACCCGAAGTTATTTATTATAACGTTATGTTAAGCATCTGTCAACCACATCTGGTGTATCATACGTTACAAGAGAACAAATATATTACTTTACACTTTGCTAAATAACGTTAGGTATAATTGTCGAATCGCATGAAAAGATTCTTACCTATCGTTATGCTTTTGATGACAGGTGCGTTGGTAGCACCATCAGCTAAAGCTGATATAACATCCAGAATGACTTCCAGTGTTCAACTGACAGTTAATGCTGCTGCTACTCAAATGGAGAGAATTGGCTCTTCATTTAGTATCACGGGTAATAACGTGGACACAACTGATGGAACGACAGCTAACACAATATCGGCTGGTACTATAACTTCAGGTGTATATGCTCCTGGAACTATAGCTGCAGTTCAGGATGATCCAGGCGAGTCATTCAGCTTCACTCAGGCATTTACTCAAGGTGATGCGATTGATACAACTGGACCTGACATCGGTGATGTTTCGGCATACGGTGATCAATTGTCTACTGCAGCAGGAACTGTTGGCAACTTAGCTGGTACTGTAACTAGTCAAGGTGCTTTGACCGTAACCGCTGGCGGCGCAGGTACAGTCGCTACGGGACAATTTGTAACTGAGCTGCAAATTAACTAGGAAACTAGGTGATGAAAAGGCTTATAACTATATTAGTGTTGGCATTAGGTAGTGCTGGTGCTGCAAGAGCAGTGCCAGTGGTCCCCAACTTCCAGCAGGGCTCGATGACGAGCCACACCGAGACTGAATCTACGGTCACGGAAACTATAAATTCAATTGACTATAGGACAGGATGGGAGTACTCAGTGACTGGCGTAGGGGTAGAAAACAATGGAGAAGCCCTCAACCCCAATGTGACAACAACTACAGTGCAAGTAGCACCAACCGTAGGAACAGACGAAACAGGAGCAACCGCAGCAGCGACAACTTCTTCCTTCGATGCATTAAACTTCAACAGTCAAAACAACTTCACAATAGCAGAGCCTGGTGGAGCCTTTCAATTTACCCAGACATATTCTGGACCAGGAATGACAAATCAAACAATAATACAAAGAGTAACAAGCATACAAAGCGTCACAGATACAACAAGCACCTTTACGCAATAGCAACTATTGGTAGTCTTTTATCTCCTAACGTCGCATTAGCACAAGGTGTTGGTGGTGTTAGTGCTACTGCTAATCCTATCGCCAACTCTTCTGGCTCAGTAACTAACCAGGCAATACAAGTTTTACAAGGTCCGTACATAACTAACACCTATGGTGGTGGGGTGCAGTGTCAAGGTGCTACCTTTAACCTTACACCATACGTACAGTTCGCAGATAGTAGAAAGGATCCTTGGGAAGATTTTTATAACGAACCACAATATAATACTACTGATGCTACAGGTAAGATGGTTCCCACATATGTTACCGTCAAGAACTACCCTTGGGAAGAATGGTATGATGATAGAACTTACGTATCTGATGGAACTGATGGTAATCCTGTTGGATCTACACAGAGATGGTTCCCTGATGGATCAGACATCTCTATCATTCAAGATATAGACAGTCCTAATGGTGTACCAGATATAGTAGATACTGGTGGTAGTATGACACCATCATGGCTTAAACCCGTGCGTACTGACATGAGGGCAAACCAATCATTTAATTTAGGTTTATCTGGTACTCTCTCTATACCACTGAATAGAAAATTACAAAAGCAATGTCACGAAGCAGCAGCCCAACAGATTGCAATGACTACTCAAGCAGTTGCTAATAAAAGATTAGACTTTGAAATAGCTCGTCTCAAAAATTGTGGTGAACTCAAAAAACAAGGTATTATGTTCCATCCCAAGTCACCATACTATAGTGTATGTGCTGATGTAGTTGTTACTGCACCTGGTGGAAAGATAATTCCACATGAACACCAGATACCACAACCACAGTGGACTAATCCTAATGGTAGTGAAGAATCTACTTCTTTAGAGCCTTCCGAAGTTCCATCACAGCTCGATTCCGATCTCGTTGAGCAAGTAGACGTTCCCGAACAGAAAGAACCTTCTCCTTCTTCCCCCTTATCTTATCTACCTTGGCTAAAACCTTCTTCACAACAGGTTTTATCACCTTCAGGAGCAGATCAGCTAGGGGTTTGGCAAGTAGGGCAGATGAAGTCGCAACCACAGCAATAGTAGCAGTAGTAGCTACAACAGGAACCGATGGGAGGTATTGTTCTGTAAAGGATAATGTCTCCCATTGTGTTTCACATATCTTTCCATCAGGTGTTAATTTATATCCAATAACTTTTTCTGTACCTGCTTGATTCAAGTCTCCTATACGTCTTGCATTAGGTGGAGGACATTCTACTGGTCCTTCAGCAGTATTTCCAGGTGTTTCAGGTGCTGGTGGAGCATCTGGTATCTCAGGTGCAGGTGGTTCTCCAGTATCAATACCTTCAGGTGTTTCATCCGATTCTGGATTTAAATCTTGCCAAGTTAGTCCTCTATAATCATACTCTGCTGGATCATAGTAAGGAGCACCAGCATCACATAATACTGTATTACCTTTAGGATCATCATCAACCAGCATCTTATTTCTTGATCTCTGCTTTACATTCTCCTTATGAACCTTAACACAACCTGGCATATTAACTACAGGAGTTCCTATGATTTCAGTAACAGGAACAACTGGAGGAATCACTGTTGGAGAACGAGACTCAAATATTCTAGCATCTGCAATTTCACTCACACTAATAGGGTTTATATTAGTGTCTGTTGATTCAATATTATTCACAAATTGTACCTCATTACCATCTACTTGTATATTATCAGCACCATCTACTTCTATTAGATTAGTATTAGTTACTGGTATACCATTTACATTTACTGGAGCTACGGTATCTGCACCATTTACTTGTATTACATCTGCACCATTTACCTGTACGTTATTAGTAAAAGGTATAGAAGCATCATAAGTTGTGACACGACGTATGTTACGAATACCACTCATGATACTTTACCACCTGTGCAATTCCATTCAGAATCAGGATTCACTTTATCCATATAATTAAACCCACTACCTTCAGGGTAAATATATTTTCCGTTCTCATCAAAGTTTGGACCTACCTTCTTTGCAGGGTATGTGGGATAAGGTCTTTTACCTTCTCTCATCTCCCTACCCTTTCTTCTTCTTAACTGATTACCAGTCTCATGATCTTCAGGCATAGTGGGCCAAGAAGATCCCAATATCCTTTTAATATCTTCTTTGGTATAACCGTTAGGATGCATTCTCTATACTCCCTCTATCTGGTATAAGATTCAACTCACCTACCACTCCCCCAATAACAATGAAGGCAGTGAGCACAGCACCAGCACCCCATACCCATTTCTCAAGTGCTCTTATCCTCTCTCTTACATCTTCATTTAATTTAGTAACTCTCTCTTCTGTTCTATCAATTCTTTTATGAATCAATTCCATTCTACGAGTAGCATTCTCAAGAGTACTATCAAGGACAGCAATCTTTACATCTTGTTCTGAATCCTTATTAGTAATATCAGTCATTTTAGAATAAGTTTCTTACCAATAACAACAGCAGCAATAAGTACCACTACGATACCAGCATTAGTCCAAGTTAATACAGACGCATCACCAACCTTAACTGGACCTACTTCTAGATCTGCTGGTTGAGATATAACCTGCTCAATTTGTAACCCTTCAATCTTAGTACCTTCAGGTGCATTGATTGTAATTTCTTTAGTCATTTTTCTGCAGCATATAGAGCAAAGGTAGAAGTAGTTATAACAGTCATCATGTTAGCAATGTGTTGCTTCACATCTGAATCACATACCTTACCAGGCATGAAGCATCCAAATATAGTTGCTCCTACTATTGCTAACTGGAAAAAGATTACAAACCTAATAAGGTCAATAACCCTATCCTTACTACTGTGGGGGGATTTGTTCACGATAATTTTGCTTAGGATCTTTAAGACCTTTAACAGGTCCAGAGCTCTTAGGCCAGTTATTAACTAACTGTATATATATTTCTTCTCTCACTACCTGTCTGATTGCTTCTATCTTAGCATCCTCTCTCTTCTGAGGACCACCTTGCATCTTATCTATCTGGTGATTACCACCAACAAAAGCACCAGTTCCAAGAACTGCTGTTGCTGTTGTGATTGATGCTGCTTTTTGTATGTCCATTACTTCTCCTCCACATTATATTCTATGGTGATTTTTTCAGATGATCTACCTGAACTATTTAAAGTAATAATTTTTTCCATATGTCCACCCATTTCTAGAGTTATATAATCCAACTCCTCCATCAATTGTTCATGACTAGGTGCAGTATAACCAAATGCCTTTCTTGTCAAAGCACCTGGTCCAGTAGATTTAGGAATCATGGTGTCAAAATACCATGTTTTATAAGTGCTGTTTTAATTTTATCAATTTCTTCAGCAAGAGAATTATCACTAAAGAGTTCTTGAATAGACTCTTTATTATCAGATACAGATTTTTCAAGACGTGCAAGTGCTGGAAACACATCATTCATCTGAGCTTCTGCTACCTCTTTTTCTGTTGGTTCCATTTAATATTCCTCAGTTGGTATAGACCAGTCAGCGTATACACGTCTGCCTGTTTGTCCATGTGAATCTATATATGTCTGATCAAGACTCGACCAATGTCCCAAACGAACGCCTAATCTCACGTAACTCCTCAAAATTTTTCTGTTTAGTACCGCCATCATATTCCCAAGCATAACCCTCCGTAATCATTTGTTCATTTAGTGAAAGAGTAGAATCGCCAACATAGAGCCAACCAAGAAGCCTACCATACTTCCCAACGCCACCCTTAAGTTCTGTTCTAATAGTAAGTTCTTCATCACCTTTAATAGTTTCAGTAAGTTTATCCTTCATCCAATCTGTAGCATGGATTCCCAACACCTTCTCTTCTTTATCTCTAGTCCTCTTCTCTGGAGTATCAACTCCCGCAATTCTTACCCGTTCTTTCTTGTATAAATCGAATCCAAGATCTATCAGAACATCTATCGTATCTCCGTCTAATACTTTCACTATCTTTGTCACTCTGAAGTTGTAACAACTCTTCCTGCTTGGGGGTTTCATTGCTCCCATCTTCATACTCCGTAAGTGTATTATTTATCATCTCCTCAACTGGAGTTCTATTCCTCTCTGACTCCCAGTTCCTGACGTCCTGAATCATCTGACCCACGTTCAGTGGAGATGTGACTATGAACAAGGGGGTTAGGATTCCAATCATCGTATTTAAATATCCAGTAGATTGTAACACATACTCCTACAAGAAGTATAGCTAACATAATATTTACACTATGAACAACCTCACTCATCCCAATAGAGAGTCTGGATGACTATGCTTTTCAAGTTTACCTGACATAGTATAAGCTTCCTTACTACCACCATGTCCATGAGCTATACCTAACTCATGCATCTTTGCATGTTCATCAATAGGATCTCTTAGGGTTGTCTTACCTGGTCCTATGGTGAGGTACAACCCATACCCCATAATAAAGAATAATAATCCTACGATAATGAATACTAAAATCATTGTCTTAATAGTTAATGAAAATATTATAGCATACTATTTACGCATATGCTTGTGCTGCCAACCATGTTGATAACCCTAAAGAAGTTCCCATGATAGTGAGTCTACTCATCCACCACATAATTTCATGTTTGTTTTTCTTCATGATTCTAATACACAATAGTCAATAAAAAAGGGATGCTCCTGTAAATAGGAGACATCCTCTTTTGAATTCTTTATAGCTTCATACGCATCTACTGCATACTCACAGATTTCATGATGATGTAATTCTGTGTCGTGATATCCGACTGTATAATGAGTCAGGGGCATGATTATTCAATCCCATACTACAATATTTATAGCACAGGTTGAGTAATTTTGCCTAGTTCAGTGTGGACTCCAACACTCTGTTAGAGAACCTGAACAACTCCTACCACATCTGGTATCTCCATCATTAATTTCTTTTCTATACCTTGCTTCAAAGTCATGGTACTCATAGCACATGACTCACATGCACCACCCAATCTTACTTTAACATATCCAGTTTCCTCTTCTATTTCTACAAGTTGAAGAGATCCACCATCAGCCTCAATATAAGGAAGAAGTTCTTCCAGAACTTTGATTACATTTTCTTCAGTCAGTTCCATTAAAGAAGAATAGCACCAATTATAAATCCTTTTGCAAAGGAGATACAAACTACTTGATAGTCAGTCCATCCAAACTTATCTTGACACTTTTTAATGAGATTCTTATCCCATTCAACAACTTTATCAAAATACTTCTTCATTTTTTTTATCCTCTATTTTTAAACGTCTTTTAAGAAAAAGGATTTCCCTTTTTAATTCATCCTTTTCAATCTTCAGTTGTTCGATTTCTTGTTCGTAAACAATAATCATTTGCTCAAGTCGTAGTACATCATTCTCAAGATCCCACCTTGGTTTGGGATATGGATTGATCATATTGAATAATTAGTTATTCATTTAAGGTCTTCTTTACAATTGATAAGGCTTCTCATCTGTAGTAATTTTAAGAGGAGCTTGTTCTATCCTAATAGTTTGAACAGGACCAGAAGCACCAGCCTTAGCTATGATAGCCTCAATATCCTGTGCTGTAGCAGGAGGAGGACCACCATTACCATTCACAGAATTACCATTCTTATCCATCTTCATAGTGCCATCACCCTTCTTACTAGCAGTCTGAATCCCAAAGCTTGCGAGAACTCCTGTAAAAACCGAAGCAATAAAAGTTGGATCGATTTTCTGTTGTGGTACACCTGGAATCGCCACATAATTAAGAGTCAATATTCCACCTGACCAGGCAAGAACAGTAATTCGCACCATTGTCGAGATGATTGCTGCCTGTTCATCAGGGTCTGGAAGAATGGCATCCTTGACTTTCCCAAAGACACCTTTCTTCTTCTCTTCAATTTCTTCTACAATTTCTTCTTTTACCTCTTCAGGCATAGCACTATAGCAACTACCCTATTTAGAATTGAGGAACTCCCAACCCACCACTTGGAATAGGTAGACCAGCAGAATCATCAGAAGGTGCAAGATCAGGTGCTCCTATAGGAAGAGATCCTCCTAGTCCACCACCTAAAGACCCAGTAACTGCTTCAATAGCTTGAGACTTGATGCTATCAACAATTGAATCTCTGTTGACATATACAAATACACCACTAGCGACAACGGCAGCAGATACAACACCAGACGCAATAGCAAGGACATTAACAATCTTTTGCATTATTCTTTCCTGTAAGGATATTTATTTATTCATATTATAATATGCATTGAAATAACTAACAACTCCATCACTCCTAACATTCCCCTTCTCTATCCATTCATTTGCACATTCATACATTGCCTTACTAGGATGTTCTCCACCATACTTCCTAAGAAGTATAGACAATACCCTTTGTCTCAGTTCCATGTTGTCATACCTCCAATCACCTGGATAAATTGATTCTGTCAATATAATTCCTCCTCTTTACCTAATTCTATTGTAACATCAGATGTAGGATATGCCACGCATGTGAGCACATATCCTTCTTCTAATTGATCTTCATCTAACATTGATTGATCATCTTGATTAACTGTACCTTCTATTATCTTTCCAGCACAAGTAGAACAAGCACCAGCTCTACATGAATAAGGCATATCAATCCCTTCTTCATCTGCTTGATCCATTATCAGAACATCATCATCACACTCAAATGTAGACTCTTCTCCTTCTGAATCTATAAGTGTTACTGTATACGAAGCCATGTGATTAATACTACTGACTTATATATTATCAATAGTAAATACTGTGACAAGTATGATCAGGGAACCCCCAAATACTACTGTCAAAAATAATTCCCAAGTAAATAAACTCATATCATTCCTAAAGATCCTGCAGTATATCCTACCGCAAGAAAAAAACCAAACTCTAGAAGTTCCCTAGAGCCTGGAGGTATTGATGTTAAAAGCAATGCCAGTGGTATCATTGAAATACAACTGAGAAAACATTACTGTATGCTGTTGCTGCTAAGAGGCAGCCAAAAACTATGAAAGGCATTTGATTAATAGTAAACTGATCAGTCCAACCATTGCTAAACGTCCATTCCAACGTTCAGCAAATCTCCAATATGGGTGATGGATATCTATCATGATGCTGATGGTACAGGTACTGGTTGCATTCTAGCAACTCTTATACCTTTGCCACCATCTTGATCATCGTCATCATCATCTCTTAAAGCACGAAGTAATAGTTCTACACCTACTAACAATCCCATTGGATAAAAGATCCATAGGATTGCTTGGAAAGGTGTGATATCATTTACTGCTTGGAGTTCACCCATGTTGTGTTGATTTGTGAATAATTATTTAGTTTTGTTAACTTTTAGGGGTCATCTTGTATGCCCCAAAAGCACTAGCAGATACTGCTGCTAGTACTATAAGGATTTCCATTAAACTACACCAGGAATGAGTTGCCCTGTAAAGGAGTAACTAGCAAAGGCAGCGACGCAGCCAAAGATAGCAGCAATACCATTCCACTTCTCAGCGATGGAGAAGTCAACTTGATTTGTTTCATTTTTCATTAGTAGATACCTGGAATAATTTGACCATTTGCAAGATAAGATGCACTCAATAGAATGAATCCCAACATTGCTGCACGTCCTTGTGCTCTTAAAAAGATGTTTTGGTTTTTCATTAGAAGATACCTGGAATGATTTGTCCTGTAGTTGCATAAGCACCTAGTGCTGCAACAAAGCCAATCATGGCCATCCAACCGTTAAATTTTTCTGCTTCTGGTGTCATTGTTTTTTTTCTCCTTTCGTTTGATTTGTATTAGGGTTAGAAAGTGACTAGCATATGCTAGTGGTGTAAGAGACCTTGTGATCTAAAAGATCCCAGGCATAACTTGTCCAAAGAGGATGTAGTTATGGATTGCTGCAAAGAAACCAATCATAGCAAGTCTGCCATTGGTTTGTTCTGCAATTGCCCAGTGATCATAATTTGTATCTTTTTCATCAATCCAAGGTTGTGCTTCAGCAGCAAACATATTCTGCTTGCCATACTCAGTAGTTGTATACTTGTCAGCAGTTGATGAAGTCATTTAGTTTTTGTAAACTTGTGTAACATAATTATATAGTAAATGTTAAATGTTGTAAAGAAACTTAACAGTAGGGGTATCCACACATCAAAAAGGGGGTCTTATACCCCCTATAAGATTAAGTTATGTTAATAGTCATCATCATTGTATCCTGTGTTACTTTCTACCCACTCTGCATTATTTCTACAGTATGCATCTGCATCCATCTGCATCCTCCAATGAGTCAAAGTATGAAGAGTCTGTATTATAACCATCATACCAATTAACAATACAGGACCTGCCCATAAGGGGTGCATCATTATGTCTTCTGCTTTATTTTTCATATAGATGGTGATGGTTTCCTATCGCCTCCAATCCTGAAACCACCAAAGGGGATTGCAGCAGTCTAGGTAGCGAAGCCTTGACTCATATATTATAGCATAAAAAAAGACCCCTGTGAAGGGGTCTTTATCCATCTCGAACTCTCAGTTATTTAGAATACGAACTTAGCACCGATCTTACCACCGAAGTTGATGATGTCGTCACCAGTAGTATCTTCAGCAGAGATACCAGAAAGTTCAGCATAAACTGCTAAATCTTCACTAATACCTACAGAAGCACCAACTTTACCAGAGAACTGAGTCTCAGTGTCATCAGCAGCTTCGTCATGAACGAATGCAGGACCACCTTGGATGTAGTATGCGATCTTACCTTCAGAAGCAGTTCCGTCAAATCCTACAGCAACGTCAGTTGTAGCACCTGTGTAATCGCCATCAGGATATGATGCGTTTGCCTCAACATTCACATAAGGACCAGCAAAAGCTGCACCAGCGAATAGGAAAGGAGAAGCTGCCAAAGCAGCGATTGTTGATTTAATAGACATTTTTTTGTTTATTATTATCTCGCAAGAAGAAACCCTTGCGGATGATAGAACCCCCGACATGGGATTCTTGTTTACATCTACGCAGGGGCACGATCTTTTCGATTCCTTTGTATGATTTATTTATCATAACATAAGTTTACATTATCTGTCAAGGGTCGGTTTACCGCTTAACTTGAGCCCAGTCCATATCAAAAAGATATAAACCTTTATCTGTAAGAACATGATTATACATCTTCTCAAAGATTGCTGGTGGTAATGTAACTACGTGAGCACCTGAAGCAAATGAATCAGAAACACTCTTCACATCACGAATAGATGCTGATAGAATTTCAGTCTTATTAACACTCTGAATAGTATAGATGTCAGAGATCTGTTCTATCAATTCTATACCAGAGAAAGAATTATCATCAACTCTTCCTACGAAAGGTGAAACATACTTCGCACCTGACTTAGCAGCAAGGATTGCCTGTGCTGCGGAGAAGATCAAGGTAACATTAACATTAACAAGATCTCTAGAGAGTTCTCTACAAACTCTTAAACCATCTGGTGTGCATGGAACTTTGATAGTACATGCCTTACCAAACTTACGAGAAAGACGAACACCTTCCTCAAACATTGTATTGTAGTCTCCTACAACTTCCATACTAATATCATTGATACCATAATCAATGAGTTGCTGATAAACCTCTTCAGGATCTCTACCACTCTTTCTAATTAAAGTTGGATTGGTAGTAACACCATCAATGATACCTGTAGTATATGCCTTTTCAATAGCATCAGTATCAGCAGTGTCTAAAAAGATTTTCATTATGCGTCAGTAGGAGGATATGCTGGTGGTTCGTTTAAAGTTTCTGGTTCTGTAGGTGCTTCTGGTTGAGCAGTTTCTTCAATCTGAGTAAGATACTCAATAACACCCTGAACCTTAAGAATCAACTCTCTCTTTGTAGAGATTTGACCTTGAAGTTCCTGAACTTCACTTAAAAGTGTTTGCTGTTGTTGCCGAGCAGACTCTAAATGTTGTGAATGTAACGGTTGATCTGTCATCTTTTATACTAAAAATTTTATTATATATTATAGCATACTATTAGTATTTGTGTATCAAATTAGCATTTGCTAAATAAAGCTACGTAAGAAATACTCAGGGTATGAAAAGATTTCTACCTATTGTGATGTTATTGATGACAGGTGCAACGGTAGCACCAGCAAATGCTGATCTAATTCATCGTTTGACTACTTCTACTCAATTAAATGTTGATGGAGCTGCAACTGTCGCTAACCGTGTTGGTTCAACATATGCTGTAAGTGGTAGCAATATCAAAGTGGCATCTTCTGATGATCATTTTGGTAAGTTAGTTACTCCTTCTGGTACTGCAGCAGCAACACTTGATGCTGGTACATACGATATTAACACAGCTGGCTCGGCTTTCAGCTTTAGCGAAAGCTGGACTTCAGGAGATGCGGTAAATCCTATCGGTACTGGTGTAGACGTAACAGCAGGTGTTGTAGCAGATATGCCAGCATATGGTACAAACTTTACTTCTCATGGCGGTGTTGCTGGTAACCTAGCGGGTACTATTACCTCCGCAGGTGCGATGACTTTAACTGCTGGTGGAGCTGGTACATCGGCTACTGGCCAATTTGTTAGTGAAATAACCGTGCGTTAGTAGTTAACTAATGAAACGCTATATACCACTAGTGATATTGTTTAGTAGTATAGGAACTGTGGCGAACGCAGTTCCCGTCGTCCCAAATTTTACCCAGGGCTCGATGCAGACTTCTACTAATACAACGTCTACCGTAACGGAGACAATTAATTCAATTGACTATAGGACAGGATGGGAGTACACAGTAACAGGCGTGGGAGTGGAAAATGGTGGAGAACCACTCAACCCAACAGTGAGCACAGAACTGGTGGAGATAACACCATCAGCAATCTCTGGACAAAATCTAGAAGGAGATGCAACAACAGCAACTGGAAGATTAAAGAGCTCTTTCGACTCTCTAGATCTATCCAATCAAACACCATTCACACTAAGCAATCCAGGCGAAGCCTTTCAATTTTCACAGAGTTATTCTGGACCAGGAATGACGAATCAAACAATAATTCAAAGAGTAACAGAAATAGAAAGCGTAACCAATACAACAAGCATCTTCTCAAACTAGGTAAACAACTATGTCTAATCAGTGTCCTCGGTGCAACTGTAACCCCTGCACATGCGGAAAGCGTATCAGCAACTGCTAATCCTATCGCCAATAGTTCTGGCTCAGTAACTAACCAGGCAATTCAAGTTTTACAAGGTCCGTATATAACTAACACCTATGGTAATGGTATACAGTGTCAGGGTAGTACTGTAAACTTCACACCATATATTCAGTATAGTAACTCATGGAAAGATCCATTTGAGAGACATTATATGGAACCTCAATATAATATGAGTGATTATACAGGTAAGATGACTAATCAATTAGTTACTGTAAAAAACTATCCTTGGTATGATGGTATTTTAAGAGAAGAAAATAATGCTGATGGCACTATGGGTGCTATCATCTATGAAGAAGATGGAGTTACACCTAAAACAAGACCAGAAAATTGGTATAACAATTCAGTCATGCAAGATGCAAATGGAAATATTTTATACAACGTAGACCCAGATGGAAATCAAACACCAATTCGATATATTGAAGATGGTGCAGACATGCAAATTGAAGTTGAAGTAGACGGAGGTGATGGTGTACCAGATAATCCTGGTGAAGTAACATGGGAGAAACCAGTTCGTACTAATAACTACGCGAACAATAATTTCAACCTTGGTCTATCTGCTACTCTATCAATACCACTCGATAGAAAATTACAGAACCTATGTAAAGAGGCTGCTTCTACTCAAATAGCACAACAAGTACAACTGACTGCCAATAAAAGATTGGACTTTGAAATCGCACGTCTAAAAAATTGTGGCGAATTGATGAAGGCTGGAATTTTCTTTGCTCCCAAGTCTCCTTATGCTGCGATATGTGCTGACGTTGTAGTAACTAATCCACCAGGAACTTTAACTCCTCATAGTCATGACTTCCCTAGACCTATATTCAAGGAAGATCAGCAGACTATTTCCCCTTCAACTGACGGGCAGCTTTCGCACCAGCATTCGCTTCCTTCTGCTTCAACCTTCTTTGATCCAAAGAAAGTACAGGAGGTTTCTTCCCCATCATCTTCTGAATCTTCCCAATCGCCTTCTTCACAGCAGGTTTCACAATCTTCAGGAGCAAATCTGCTAGGGGTTTGGCAAGTAGGGCGGATGAAGTAGCAACAACTGCAATCGCTGCCGTGGTTGCTGCAACTTGAGGTGCTGGTAAGAACTGTTCTGCTGCACCAATATCCTCATATAAAACAACACATATTTTTACACCGTCTGGGTTTCTAGGATCTACCTGTAACTCAAACCCACTAACCTTCTCTATCTTATTCTGTGCTACATCTCCTATACGTGGAGCATTAGGACCAGGACAGGGAGGGTCTTCTTCTGTTTCAGTTGGAGGTGTATCAGGTACTGCCTCTGCTGCACCACCAAAATTTCCATCTCCATTATATTTTATATGTTCATATTTTTCTTCTTCCTTGGGTGGAGTAACTTCTTCTATCTTTAACCTACGAGTATCATAATCCATCGGTTTATATGCTGGCATACCTGCATCACATAACACAACACTCTGTCTAGGATCATCATTTACAAGAGACTCATTTTTATTTGGAGGTCTCTCTAAATTTTCTTTATGAGTTTCTACACAACCAGGTACATCAACAACAGGGGTTCCTATATCTACAGTTACAGGAGGTGCAGGAGGAACAGATGCTGAAGGATTTAGCATCCATTCAGCAGGTTCTGCGATATAAAATACAGAAGTTATATTAGGTTGACCTACACCAACATTACCTATACCAATATTACCAATACCAATCTCAGGAATCATTAGTCAATCATAACATCACTACATATCCACGATGCTGGTGAGTCTGGACTGAAATAGATACCTCTCTGAAGTAATTCTCCACAATTTCTAAGACGAGCAAGTTCATAATCTAAAAATTTATTTGCTTTAATCTGATCATCAAATGCTGCATGTGCTTCTGGACTACTAAAACCATTATTAGATCTTGTAGAATTGCTAGGAGAAATAGCACACAATCCCCATGCGACTGCACCTGCTATGGCAATAACGTTTACTGTTGTTTGATTTAAATACTTTTTCATTTTACCTCGTTGGTGTTTCCTTACGATAATCTTTTGTGGAGTCTGGTTTTGGATATGTTTTTACTGGTCCTGTTTTCTCAGGCCATGCTTCCCATAAAACCTTTTTAAGTTCTTCTCTTACTATAGTTCGGAGTTCAGTCTCTTCTGCTAGTGCTCTCTTTGCAGGACCACCAGTTTGCTGATCAATTAAAGCACCACCACCTACCACAGAACCAGTTCCTACAACTGCTACTGCTGTTCCATAGGTGGCAAGTTTTTGTATGTCCATTAATTAATGCCGTGGTTTTGAAGTGCTTTTTTAATAGAAGCAAGTTCATTTCTAAGTGTTATTGTTCCTAAAGGATCAGCACCATCTAGAGAACCAAACATTTCATTCACTTTAATCTTCATATTTTCAACTTCAATTTTTAAGTCGTCAAAATCAGCTGGTTGAACAGTGTTACCACTCATACTTTGTACAGTAACACAATCTTTTATCTTTGTCTCAAGTTCACTTA